CTGTGTCATGACTTTCTGCATGTATTGTTCAACATCTTGTGGAGGAATATTCCCAACGTCTATTTTAAAAACTCTTCTTTCGGGGGAACGAACAATACGATACGCCATCATGGCATCTTCCAAGAGAGTAAGTTGTCTCCAAATTCTTCTGGCAGGCTCAAGAACAGACGTTCCATATGGAGCATGCTTATCGTTACCAAGAATGCGAAAATGAGCCATTTGCCAATTTTCCAAAGTCATCCCAGCAGAGTTCCACTGAAATTGTACGTAGTTTGGATTGGTTGGATCTTCGCCCTCTAATCTTTCAATTTCTTGTGGTGGCAAGCCTATACAAGTGTTTATACCGATACCCTCGTTGATATCTAAATATAAAAATAAATCGCCATATTTGCACATGGTTCTGCACCAACCAAATAAATTATGATCTATATTCAAAACATTGTGATATAAGTTTTCCAATATAGATTTTATTTCATCATTCGGACAGTCTATCCTCAACATCTTCTGTAGGGAGGAGTGTGTGGTCATCTCATCTGCGTAAATATCCAACGAAGAAGCGATCTCGGGAGTGTACTCCATCTGATCGAAGTCAATGTATCTTTCTCCGCGATTTCTATTTGATATCATGTTCGCAGCTAACACGTTCATAGGATTGTATTCAACTTTTTTAAATTGCTTACCAGACAGAGATCTAAATTTACTGGCATACATGTCCAGATGCTGTCGTCGCAGCTGTCGTCCTGTTTGTGTTCTGCGCTTTGTTATAGGACCAGAGAATAACCTAGTTAAAGATTTAAACAGATTGTTTTCTGGATTGTACGGGTTTTTTCCCAAATTTCTTTTATTTTTAGCCACTTATTTTATCCTTTGAAGATCCAAGCAAATTCTCTTGTTATTGATAACTCTTCTTCGTATTTAGTTTCGAAATCTTGATTATAACCACTTTGTCCTTTGATAGTGGTATTTAGAACGTTTTTTTTCAAATACATTCCACCCAACATAGCTTTCTTGTATTCTATTTCTTTTTGTGATACGGTTAGGGCTGTATCTCTAACCCAACACACTATTGCCAAAGACATTATTAAATCATCATGATAAGATCGCATTGCTTGGGGCTTTCCATTATTCCAAATAAAAGTTCGGAACTCATGGAAAGAGCGAGAAGAGTGGATGTTTAAGATTTTGTTTCTAATGAATTCCTCAAGTTTTGCAACAATCAAGGGCCTTGTTTTTATCGAAGTTGTAAAGCCTGGAATAGCATTTTGCATGTGCTGTCCGTGAGTTTGATTTATAAATTCATGAGTGCCTTTGACTGAATAGTAAAGATTTTGATAGCCCAAAGTAATTAGTTTCTCGAGAACGGATATACCAATGCCATTGTTTTCCACAACCAAAAGACACTGCCCGTATTCAGTAGCAGCCGAATAGATCATTTGAGCATACATGTCTAGGTTGGGTTTGCCTTGATATTCTGCCACAACCTCCATGGTTTCTAATTTTAAAATATGAAACACAGAATTATCAGCGCCATCACCTCTAGCAACATCGGCCACTAAAAGATAAGTGTTTCCTTCTTGCCATTTTTCCCAGATCCAAAAGTTTCTATCATGCCCAGTTCTATATACGGGTTCTCTAATTTGCTCGTTAAGCCAAGCAATGTCATCAGCATGTATGACGGTATCTCCGGAAGTATTGAAATTACACTCTAATTCCTGAGCAATTTGCCTTCGAGACATGTTTTTGGTTTCTTTAGCAAACCACTCTTGATCTCTTTCTGGATGTACATCCCATGGCAAATGTATTGGCTTAAAGTCATTTTGCCCCTCATCTGCGTCAACATAGGTTTTGTGAAACCAATTGCCAACACCATTGGGGGTTGATAAGGCAATACATCTTCCACCGGTTGATAACGTGGGATACAAGCCAGTCCACAATTCAGAAAGACCATCAATGTGCGCCGCCTCGTCGATTACCAAAAGCGATAGGGCTTCCGAACGACCAGCATCTCCGGATGTTGATGCCGCTTTGATCTGGGATCCGTTTGATAATTCAAAAGAAGTTCTGTTATCGACTTTAATTTTTGCAACTCTCATCCATTCCGGAAGATAGTTCATTATGTTTTTAACTTTCTTTACAAGATTGGCAGCAGTGGCAAACTTTGTTGCAATGACCAGAACGTTTTTGTCTCGATGAAACAACATGAGCCAAACACAATAAGCAGCCGAGATTGTTGAAATCCCAAGCTGCCGTGCTTTTAATATAACAGTAAAGCGGAAATCATTGAAATCATCAATAAGATCATCTTGATATGGATACGTTTGAAATGGAATAAGACCTTTCAATGGATGGGAAATTCGACAATAGTTGTTAATGAAATACTTGGGATCTTTCCCAGACTTCACAATTTCTTTTACAATGTCTTTCTTAGATAATTTAAATCCCATTTCATTTTTCTATTTCTTTTGATTATCGTTCTTTCTGATGAATTCATTGTTTGGTCGTTTTGCAGCCTTAACTTGCTCTAAAAATTTTCGTGTAATTGCCCTGCTATCTTCCACTGCTGGGTCCATAACGGGCTCTTCTTTTACGCCACTGATTTTGTAGTGCTGATATGCCTGTACGAAAGAACGAACGCGAGAAGTTGATTGCACATAAATCTTTGGTTCTCCAACAGAGGTTAGAGAAACTGAATTGCCGGTAATTACCTTATATTCTTTCTGGAGGAATTTTTTGACTTCATTGAGCATTCTCTCCATTTCTTGTTCAAATTTACCAGAGTACACTTCCTTTAACCTGATATCTGACTGGTAGTTAATACACATCTTGTTTCCGTAGAATTTAACAGAAAACCCATCATTGACTCGTTTATCCATAATTGGACACCCTTCTTCACGTCGCAATCCAACTTTACGAACTTGTCCATCTAGAGAAAATCTATCGTCATGAGCCCCGTCATAAGCGTTCGCTGCTGCTTGTGATAATCCTTGTATAATTTCTAACATTTAATTGGTCTCCATCCAGTTTTCCATCGCTCTTCCCGATCTTCAACCCACTGTATGTAACACTTTTCACAACAATCAAATTTTGACATGTACACATCATCATTTGATTTGAAAGAATAAACATTGCAAACTGGACAAGATCGATTGGAACTCTTCATAATTAGTTTCTTGGGGATAAAAACCCCTTCAACCTCCTGTTCTTCATCTAATCCAGATTCTTCATATTTATAGAATCCCTTGAGGTCTTCAAGATATTGCTGTTCCTTTTCATCGCTCCAGTTTTTTTTTGGATGTTGTATTGTTTTTTCTCCATACTTTTCGGAAATTGCCTTTTCTACTTTTATTGCGTAATTTGGGTCTTTATTTTTCATTGCGTTAATCCTGGTTTAACGGCATACATAATGCCGATCGCAGTGGCGGCTCCAATAACGAAACCACCTGCAATAAATAGTATTTCATCTCGCGGTTTCATTTGTTTAATCTGTTCATCACGAATTTTTAAGATCTCGTTAAGTTTGGTAGTTTCGGCTTTATATTGAGTCATTAACAAATCATACTTATATTTTTCATCAATTTTAACCTTGTTGATCTCGAACTCTACACGCATCTCACAAGACATCTTTGCTGTTTGGTTTTGAACTATAAGCTCTGATAGAGCTTCATCATTAAGTAATCTACCTTTCCATGGTGCACACTCACCGGCTTCCAAGTGAGTGAACTTGGGCTCTGCCAACAGCAGAGAGCTTATTAATAAGAACATTTACTCTCCTTTTGTAATTAAACGACATTCTTTGCTGATGTCTACAATGTCAATCTCCTTGAGGACATTTAAGTTCCACCATGCAATAGATTCCACATCCCAACCGGTATAGCAGCTATTGCTGGAACAATAAATTGCGTCGTAATCCTTGCTAAGCTTGCTCCAATCAACAACATCAATCATGTTTCCACCCATTATGTGGGATCCGCCGAACATCATTTGCATATCAACCCCGCCTTGAGGGGTTTGCTTGGGATAGGCTTTTTTTATTTTATTATAATCTTCTTGCGAATCCATAACCAGAATCTTAGCGCTGGGTGAGATTTCATAGATAACAGCCTCATCACCAGCCTTTGCTTCCCAGAAATCTGGGTCTCTGCACAAATCCAACCATCCGGTTGTGGTATCCTTGAGGGTTGAAGTCCAAAAAGCAGGGTACGGTTTATCAGTAGAGCCCATTGGCTTTGAATACACCGGCACTCTTCCTTTAATCAAAGATTGTTCTAATCTCTTACGATTAAATGGGCCGCGCTTTGTTGCGAAGACTTGTAGGCCAATTTCGGAAGGGCTAGGGTGAATCATACCGCCAAGTTCGTTTTCATTTATAACCCGACGCATCTCTTCCTTTATAATTCTCTTAAGTGTATTAATTTCTAACTTCATTCTTCTTCAATACCTTGGTTTTCCAAAAAATCATCAATCACATTTAGATTATCCTTTGAGTCTTTTAAAATCTCTTCTCTTTTTGCCGTCTTTAATTCTTTTAGTTTTTCTTCAAAAACAAGAACATTGTTTTCATGGGCCTTATCTCGGGCCTCAACATGGGCCAGATTTTCTTCTATCTGTTGTTGACCCAATGTTTCGATTATTTCTCTTTCTTTATCAAAATTTTTCTTAACATCAGTTGCTTTGATTTGCCACTTTCTTGCTTTAGAGTATCCCAATAGAAAAGCAAACAGAGAAGCTATAGAGAAGAGAAGCCATCTCCAATGCGCCAAACACCATGCTTTTGATTTTTCCCACCAACTCATATTAACTCCAAATTTTTATCTTCATTGTAGATTATGCTTTCCATACTTTCGCTATGTCAATAACCGATTGTCCACCAATATACATTGTAGCAATCATTGCCCATGTATCTGGGTCTAGAGTTGACCAAATCATCAAACAGGTCGCGGCAAGGAATACTAATAATTTCCGACTTACGACTTTAGCTTGCAACTGATCTAACACACCGGCTTTTGGAACTAAACAGCACCCGCAGCCACCATTGCAATCCGGACAACAAGGGCACACTTGTCCTTGACAATCTATTTTTTCTTTTTCCATCTTCTTTTCTCCTTGATAATTATTTTTTTAAATTTTTTATTGTTCTTGGGGCTTTTATTTTCTCTTAAGATTTTTATTTTAATTCTGTTTTTGTTTTCTGTTATGGGTGGTGCTGTCCAAGACTCATAAAATCTTATAGAATCCTGCGTTGACTGGTCTAGAAAAGGTTTTAACTTTTCAACGTTACTGTAGCCTTCATGTTTTGATAGATTCCCAATGAGAAATTTCAAAACAGCTTCTTTGCTATCCTTACCTTTGTGGGAATCGATCAATTTACCAGTAGTTTCTAAATCGTTATATATTTTATTGGCCACTTTTTTCCTAAAGTTTGTAACATTCGGTTTATCAAATTTTAAACCACTTGCAGTTTTTTGAGCTTGTGTGTCATAATTTTTACCTTTTTTCATTATCACCTGTTGTTTTTCGGGATCGTAAAGGGGAGCCCTTACAGCCTTAGAAGTAAACTTGGCTGTTCTATATCTTTGAATGTTTTGTATTTTATCGATTCCTATGACATAATCTTTAGTATTATCAAATATTTCTTTAAAAGCTTTTAAAGCGGGTATTAGAACCATCGCTAATTTCTCACAATCATCGTCTGCTGTATGTGTTTGCTTGGGGGCTTCTTTGCCTTTTTCTACCTGTATGAACGCTTTCATAAGAGTAGAAAGTTTTGCTCTCGGACGACCACCTGCTGTTAGATCTACTAAAAAATTATGAGCCTTTTTGTAATATTCTTCAACGCCCTCTCTATTACTAGAGACAATATCTTTAAAGTTTTGAAGGTCTTCCGGAAAACCTGTGTAAGATTTTACTTGTTTATCGAGTGCTTTATAGGGGACCTTCACATTGTCATATTCTTCTTTTTTTTCTTTGGTGAGTCGTCTTAACTCAACCTTGGTTAGCTCTTTTTTATACTTATTATCTTTAAGCCATTGTTTAAATTCTTCCTTTGCTATTTCAAGTTTTTGTTTCAATTCGGGGAGAGCTATCATCGTGCTCTTAGATCTTTTTTGCAGTGTTGCTAATTGTGCCCCTCCCCCTAAGTTGTAAAAATAAACTAAATTTTTAAAATACTTTACCATTGTTGAAAATAAAAATCTAGTATCATATACTCTAGAATTTTGAAATGTATGAATATTTGGAATTTTATAGTACTTACATCTAGCTAATACAAAGGGGTTGTCAAATGAAATTATATTTTGCCCTACTAAGATATAATCTCCATCAACCGGAGGATCTTTTTTGGCGGGGGTTCCAAGCTTATCGAAATAATTCATCATACCCACTAAAGCTTCTTTCTCACT